GCCATCTGGAACAGCCAGGAGTGGCAGGAAGTCACCGTCCCGCAGGGTATCTGGAAGGTCGGCGAGGATATCCCGGAAGGCCATTGGACGATCAAGGCTGCGGATGGCGTGTACGCATATGTGTCTTATGGCAACTCTCTTGAGGACAACAACAAAGAAGTCTCCTACATGTCCAAGGACTATTACAGCGAGCGCGTGACCAGCGAATCCTACAGGAGCTTTGAAAAGGGCGAGGACATTATTCAGATTGATATTGACGTCAAGGCCGGAAGTTACGTCGAGATTGAAAGCGGCGACGTGGTCTTCTCTCCGTATACCGGAAAACCGAAGCTCGGCTTCAAATAAGGAGGACCTTTTATGAAAACCTGGTCCACTCTTTTCCTCATTCTTGCGATTCTGATGTTTATCCTTTCTGTCATCAGTCTCGCGGGTGGCATCGCTCCGTTTATCGTCTGTCTGGTTTCCGCACTCTCGTGCATGTTCTTCCGCAGGCTTTGCATCTGCGTGACCACGCTGCAGGATAATCAGAAAACCATTCTCGATAATCAGAAAAAGCTTCTGATCATGGTCGATAATCTCACAGAATAAAAAAGACGCACCGTGCGCCAACACGATGCGTCATGCAAACAGAAATCTTTCCAGCCATTCGGTCTGCTCATTCATTGTACCACGGGCAGGCCTATTTTGTAAAGGAGGTCTGCCCTTTGCTGTGCCGTAAATGTAAGAAGCAGATCGATGACGATTCCGTATTCTGCAAATACTGTGGCATCCGCCAGGAGATCAAGCGCTCCCGACGCCAGCGCCCGAACGGGGCCGGAACGGCTCATAAGCGCGGAAAGACCTGGACCGCCGTGTATATCGGCGGCTATCACGTCGATGGCGATAAGCGCACGCCCGACGCCGTGACGCTCGGCGGCTTTTCCACCAAGACGTCCGCTTTGGATTTCATCCCTGCGCTCAAGGCTGCGTATAAGATCCCGAAGGACGAGCGCAACAAGGCGCTGCGCATCGCCAAGGCGCAGCCGACCATTGTCGATGCGCTCAAGTCCATTGAAACCTATAAGCGCAAATCTCCTACCTCTGAGATTACATTCAAAGCCCTTTATGATCGCTGGTATCCATTCTATGAGCAAAGATGCGACAAGAGCACGATGAACGGTCATCGTGCCGCTCTGGCCTATTTCCGCGAGCTTTGGAGCGCTCCCTTTGCTTCTCTCTCTGCAGATGATCTGCAGGATTGCATTGACGCCTGTCCCAAGGGCCGTCGCACTCAGGAGAATATGAAATCCCTCGGCAAGCGCCTGTATGAGTACGCCATCGGCCGCGCCATCGTTGATCGTGATTATGCGTCCTATGTTTATATCTCCCGTGAGGGCAATAAGCCGCGCCCGCCGCTCAAGGCTGATCATGTAGAGCTTATCCGCAAGCAGATCGGCAAGTATCCATTCGCAGAATATGTATACTGTCATTGCTATCTGGGATATCGTCCGAACGAGATGCTTCAGCTGATGAAGGATGCTTATCATTCCACCGACGACGTGGAGTATCTGATCGGTGGCTTCAAGACCGAGGCCGGCACGGATCGCGCCGTCACCATCGCGCCGCAGATCGCGCCGATCATCAAGCGTCTGGTCGATGCACCCGGTTTGTATATCTTCCCCGGCCCGGACGGCCAAATGATTGACGATGAGTATTATCGTGAGAAGATCTTCTATCCTCTCCTCGCTCATCTTGGCATCCAGGAGATCCCCACCAAGGAAAAGCCGGCAACCTATGTGCCTTACTCCTGCCGGCACTTCTTCTCCGACCTGCTCAAGTATGCCGATGGCGCCGACACAGACAAGGCTGCGCTCATGGGGCACACGGAGTACGAAACCACAAAGCGTCTGTATCAGTCCGCGGATCTCAAGGCTATGCAAAAGATCACAAATTCGTTCTGAATACATTCGCAACCCGTTCATAACACAATCCGAATTTCCCTTTATATTTTCAGACTTTCGATTGGTTCGGGACCAAAAGGTCGCAGGTTCAAATCCTGTCACCTCGACCACTAAAACCCAGCAATTCCAGTAATTGCTGGGTTTCTTCTTTCTCTATTTTTGTAAATTATCTTGAAAAATTTTTAAAAAAATCATTTTATACACAACATCGTTCACAACGATATTCATAACATTTGCTCGCAACAAAGAAAACGGCCCCGTTTCCGGGGCCTTTTTCTTTTTACTTCTCCACGATGCACTCATAGTACACCGCCGCCTTGTTCCTCACGGCGTCCTTGTCGTTGATGAAGGCCATCGCCATGTCTGCGAAAAAGTCCGGGTTGAGCACGTTGTACTTCTTGGCAACCGTGTAATAGTCGCTGTACAGTGCGTTCATCACCGCCCAGAATTCGGCGAATTTCTCGCCCTCCGTCGGTACTCCGTACTTCTGCGCGATGGGCTTGATCTGCTCCATCGTCCACTTGCCGCCGTGCGGCTTGGCCGGATCGCTGCCCTCCATGCCGGCGACCCACTCCTCGGCCATCTCGCGCGTCAGCTTGTGATGTCCCTTGCCGCCTTCCATGGCCACCATGCCGCCGAAGCGGATCGGCTCCATGCCGCCTTCGTCACCGCCGCCGTAGTGCATGAACGTGCCATCCGCGCGTCTGCGCCTGCGCATCTCGGTGTCGTAGCCGTCGCGCTCGCCAAAGCCCATGCGGCGATCCTGCGGCATGTCGCCATCGTAGCCGCTTCGCGTGTGGTAGCGCCTGCGCATGTCCATGTCATCGCCGCCGGTCATGCCGGGATTGCTGTACGGCGGAGTGTATATCCTGCGGTGATCCGGCTCCCAGGGTTCGTCACGCCCGTATGCCATCCGCCCGCCGTCTCCGCCTTCGCGGCGCTGGTTCTGTCCGTTCTGCCCCGCTTCCCGAAGCATCTGGAGCTTGGCCAGTCTGGTGTTCGTTCCTGCCATATATCGTCGCCTCCCTTCATGCGCCCGCGGCCGCCGGATCGGTTCCGTCTACGCTGAAAGCTGCGCCGATCTTGCTGTAGCACAGCGGGCCAAGCAGCTTGAATGCGCCGGTCGTGCCGCTGCTCACCAGCTTGATCGGGTAGCTGTAGCCGCTCCTGATCCTCTCCGCCGTCAGCGGTACGCCGTTGCAATCAAGCAGCGGATACTGCACCGTGCCTGTGCCGATCGTGATCACCACAGCCGCGCCGATGGTCGTTTCCGCCGGGATCTCATCCACCAGCCGCAGGAAGTACGGACAGCCGGAGTTAAACTCCCTCTGCGGGACGTTGATCGTCAGCGTTCCGTCCGTAAACGTGATCGCCTCCGCCGTCACGCTTCTGGGGTCAATTCGCATCACCTTGTAACCCATGTGTTCACATCCTTTCAACAGAGGGAGGCGGTCTCCCGCCTCCCCGCTCATCACTCAATCTGTCGAGTGTTAGGTGGTGTAGCCGCCGCAGCCGCATCCGCAGCCGTTCCCGCCGTAGCTCACGCCCACCGGGTTGCCGTAGCAGCAATTCGGGTTCGGCACCACGTACGCCGGAATCGGGCAGTCACGGCCCAGCCTGCGGATCAGCTCCGCCGTCTGCGCCTCCTGGTTCGCGGTGATAAAGGCGTTCTGGTTGGCCTGGCTCGCTGCAAACTTGAGGGACAGGTTCTCGCTGCGCAGCGCGTCCAGCTTCTCGGCCATGCGCGCATTCTCCATCGCGTCCAGCTTGGCGATCACGCGGTCCGTGTCGCTGTGGCTGTTCTGGATGATGTTGCTGGTGTTTGTTGCCATCGCATAGCCCACGTCGCAGAAGCCGCGCTCAATGATACGCTGGGTCTCGCAGCAGCAGGCCGCCTGCTGGGCCGCTGCATTGGCAAACTGCGCCTGCACGGCGTAGAAGCCGTCGCTCAGGCCGTTCTGGATCGCACGGATGCCGTTGTCGATGCCGTTTACCTGAAAACCCTCGGCGATCGCCGCACGGGTGAAGGCGCCATTGCCGCCACCGCCGCCGATACCGCCGCCAAAGCCGCCGCCGAAGCCGCCCCAGCCGAATAGCAGCGCAAGGATCAGCAGACCCCAGATTCCACCGCCGCCGAACCAATCATTGCCATTGTTGTTGCCGTTGTCCTGGCCCATGGCATAGCCCATCGCAAAATCGTCGCCCATATTTCCTCCTTTTCTTGTCGTTTGGAAAATGTATCTGCAAAAGCGGTCTGCAGCCCGCTTTATGCCTTACTCAGGGATCCGCACGCCCAGCTGCTGCGCAAGGCTGCCCAGATCCACGCCTCGCTGTCTGGCCATGTTCATGGCGATATCGCGCAGCTGGTTTTCGTTCTTGCCGCCGATGATCTGTTTGGCCTGCTGTGCCTGCGGCCCGCCGATCCTGTCGAGTATCGCCATCGGGGACATTCCGCCCATGAACTGATTCATGATCATCTGCATGGGATTTGCCTGTCTCTGCTGGCCCTGCTGCGTCTGCCGTTCCATCCTCGGCGGAGCGGGGAACGGGATCATGTTATTCATCCGGCGTTGCCCCTCTCTTTCGCTTGGCGCTCATGGTCTCCGCCAGCTCGCCCACCTTGGCTTCCAGCGCCTGCACCATCTCCACCGTCGCGTACTCCGGCGCAGGCTTGGCCTGCTGCTGGGCTATCTGCTGCAGCTTGCTCGGATGCAGGTAGTCATCGAATATCGCGCCGCCGGTGTTCGGGTTAAACCTCTTGATGTATACCTCGCCAGCGCCCAGGTTAAGGAACACATTGATGACGTTAGCGTCAAACTGGATCTGCGCCGTCGTCGCCTCGTCCCTGCTGGTCACCATGCGCGTGATCACCTGCGGCTGCGCCTGTTGTGGCATCGCCTGGCCCATTCCCTGCATCTGCTGAAGGTATGCCTGCTGTGTGTATTGCGGCTGTCCATATCCGCCGCCGAACGGGTTGAATCCGTATCCTGCCAATGTCATCGCCTCCTTGTGGCTTCATTTTCGCAAAAAAAGAAGACCCCGGAGGGCCGCTTGCAGGCCAATCCGGGGTCATGTCCAATTGTGTGAAAATATGTGCAAAAGGAAAAAGCCGGGGCTTTCGCCCCGTCTTCTTGGATGTGTGGCACCATCCTGTCAAATACAAGCTACACAATTAATTATATCACATTTCCATTCTTTCAACCAGTACATTCTTTTGAAATATTTGCATCCGTGCGAGTGTGATGACCCGCCCGTGCGAGCTTGCGTGCGATGCTCCTGCTTCGCCGCTTGATGGTGCTGTCGCTCATTCCCAGCCGCATGCTCGTCGGGATCACACGGTCCGTCTTTGCCCGCATTTCAAACACTTCAATTTCGTCCTCGGTCAGGCCGCATTCCTCGGCCAGGCGCTTCCGCTCATCAGGCGGGATGTCGTCAAATTTGTACTTCCCGCCCATATCGTCACGCCTCCTCCCTCTGCGGCTCCTCGTCCTCTTCCTCGGCTTCGGCCTCCACAGCGGTTTCGATATTCTCCACAATCGTCACGCCGCCGCTCTCGGCCTGCTCCATCTCCTTGATGGCCGCATCGATGACCGCTTCCAGTTTATTCAGATTCAGCGTAATGCCGTAGTCTTCCTTGAGCACTTTGCTTGCGTATTCCAGCTTCTCGTCGCCATGTCCGGCGCCGTAGAATTTTTCCGCCGCGTACACGGCCACATGCGCCGCCGCGCGGATGTACTCCTGCTGCTTGTGCGTCGTGTGTGCCTTGATCCACGGGATCAGATAGGTGGTGATCACGACGGCCAGCAGGGAAATCAGGATCTCAAACAGAGGGGTCAGGTCGATGGTGTTCATGTTCATTTTTATGCTCCTTTCGCGTGTTCAAATTCTTCCTTCGTCGGCAGCTTGCAGAAGATCGCATACTCCTCCGTCTCGCCGTCGTTTCCGCCTCTTGCGTGGTATGCCCGGTGCATCCGGCCCACGCGCCTGCGCTCTTCCGCCGTCGTGAATCCTCTCTGGCGGCAGCGCTCGATCTGCTGACAGATCTGATCATCCAGCGACGCCAGATCACACTCCCGCGCCGCCGGATCGTACTGATGCGCTTTTTGCATGTCTTCACGCATCCGCTTGATTTCCTCGCGCTGTCCGGACACCTCGCTTCGCAGCTGGGTGATCGGCTCCATGAATTCCTCCTTAATCTGCGCCCAAACCCATTTGATCGCCCTGGAAAGGGCTTTTTTGATAAAACCCAACGGAATCTTCCGCCCTTCCTCAGTCGATTTCTTCGCCGTCCACGACAAGCACAGTTTTCGCCGTGTACGCGCCAACCGGCTCAAACGTGCGCCCGGCTTCATCGGTGATCACCGTGCGGATCGTCAGTTCGCCCTCCTGCGGCACTTCGCGCAGGAATTGCGCCATGATGTATCCAATCACGTCGCCGTGCTCAACCTTGCTCCACACACCCGTCATCGCGGTCACGCGCACAATGTCGCCGTTGCGCAGCTTTTCAAGGGACACGCTTTCCGTATCCGGCAGCTCGCGCAGGTTGGTATATCCGCCGTTGCTGGCGTATACCTCCATTTCCTTGTCCATTTCGATCCATTCCTCCTTTCCTTCCACGTCGATATAGGTTACTTCCACGCCCTCATCCATAGCGGCCTGCACCTCCCGTCTGAAATCGTTCATTCGCTTTCCGAACATGCGCAGCCAGTGTGTGATATCCGCATGGCCGCTTGCCAGACCGCGCGCTGCCAGCTCGCTGTGATCCATTACCGCCAGCGCCGCGCCCTCCGCGTATCTTTCCAGCACATCATCCGGGCGCACGCCCATGATCTGGCAAAGGTGCGCCGTGAGGTTTACTGCTGCCCCCATGACGGCCTGCTGGAAATAAAATAGATCTGTGCGGTCATCCTCACAGATCTCAAAACCGATATATCCAAGCTTGTTCGCATTGCCATTCTCGCCTTTTCCGCTGATCCAGCAGCGCATGTCCCACGGAAGCGTTTGATACACCGCAACCGTGCCGTCTTCCAGCTTGCCGATATAGGCGCTTGCGCATACGTCAACGCCAGGACGGTTGTGGCTGTTGCCGTTTTTGTTCGCGCCCAGCCGCCCATCGTCTGGCTGCACATACCTGCGCAGATACGGATTGTTCGCTCCCGTCGAATGCACCTGCACGCCGATGGACTTCTGCCGCACATCCGCTTTGTAGCAATCCGATTCTGTGAAAAACAGCCTGTAAATCGTCAGTTTTCGCACTGCCACTCTTCCTTTCTCTTAACCACCTTCGCGCACGTCAGCACCACGCCAGCCGCCGCGCCGATGATAAAAACCGGAATCAGCCATGCCCAATGAATCATTCAACCACCTTCCATCCATCCGGCCATGCGTCCGGCGTCCACACGTTATTATCCATCACACTCTCATACAGCACGTCTTTCCACCAGCCCTGTTCTCCCTTGGCAAACGCCGTTCCGGCCGTGATCACATCCGGGATGATGCGGATGCCTTTCCTGTATGCGATATCCTCCCACAGCGTGGGTGCGTTGACTGGGTTGTTCTCCTGTGTATCCCACAGATCAACCGCCGCACGCTTGAGTGTGCCGTGCCAGTTGATGCGTGTACCTGCTTTGATCAGATCACCGTCATACCGCATCCTGTCGTATAATTCCGGGGCAATCGAAGCTGTTTTGTCATCTACCAAGGAACACCCTGAAGATATAACACTATGAAGCCTTGATGCAGTTTCCTTTCTTGACATTCGCACTTCTCCTTTTTTAGGTGTATTTAATAGCGACATAGTTGAATGTCTGATTCGCCATGGTCGTTTGTTCCCAGCTCTCTT